ACTGAAGCGAAATTGTACCGTATTGGCTCATTGGGTGAGTATTACCAATTGAATCATGCGATTGCATTGTCCCGTACACGGGACGCTTAGTCGCATCCATGTTTGGGTGCAAACCCATTGCACCTGACTCAAAAGCCGCACGAATATACGGGTTCAACGCACCGTTTGACTCTTGAGTTTCAAACTGGGTTTTGTACCTGCCACTACTAATGATTTGGTTAAGCGCATACGCATTAACATTGATTACTGGAGAACCTTCCTCGGCAATCATTCGTGCTTTAAAATACGGAGCAAACCCTTTTGGAACCGAAGTTGACCACGCCAAAGAACTGTTTGCTTGCAAGCCATTCAGAAGCAACCCAACAGCCATAATCCCAGCATTGGTTTTGCCCGCCTCAAAATCCGATTTCCCAACAATGCCTTTGCTTTCCAAATACTTGAGCAACTCTTTTGTGGCTGGATCACGGACAATACGATCATATTCGTGATACCTCGGTGGCGACGAAGAAAAATCTGCTACCAGCCGACCCAAAATTTCATTTAATTCAGGGTCTCGTGTAGCGGGCAACGCCCAACTCAACGGACGACCAGTAGTTCGTGCAATCTCAGCGTTATCAGTAGGAGTTAGAAGCGTTTCTTGTTTTGTTGTTTCTTTCTTCGCATGGTTCTTCCAGCGTTGCTCCGCCGCATACTTACCCGCTTCACTCCGAGACATAGCCTTCTCAACAGAAACAACCAAAGAATCATTATCAGTCAACAAAGGATCCGCTTCACCAAAAAGCATCGGAGCCTCAACCAAACCCACATTCAACAAATCCAACAAAAACTCAACAGTCAACAAAGCCCCAAACGGAGAATCCATCCGAGCCACATCCTCAGCAAAGTAATACCGTGGAGAACGAACACGAACCTTAGCATCAACCAACAACGCAACATTTTCAAAAAAGTCAGGCGAAGCATCCAAAACACCTTCATCCCACAAAATTGTTTCACCGTCAACGGTTACCCAAACAAGTTTCATGCTGAAGCCCACATCCCTAAAGTAAAATTCAACTGATCCGAGTCAATCAAACCATGCGTTCGCATGTTGTTAACAAACAACGACATGTCGGTACCCGTTGTTAACTGCTCACGAGCAATCAACTCATAAGACGGATATTCACGACCAGAATATTTATCGGCGTAACTGTCTTCCACAAACCCATTTTTTTCTTCCTCATATTTGGCTAGTAACCTTTTGCTGAAAGTACTACCAAAGTTTTCGTAATCCGCTTTGAAATTACCGAATCGTCTATTGATATGGAAAGAGTTGACCATCACCCGCATGGCAGGATTAGACGCTTCAACAGCATGGATTAACTCGTGAACAAGAGTCATCGGCTGGGCATCGGTTGAAGTTTGAATGAAATGATGTGGTTCGCTGTAGCCAGATCTGCCTTCAACGGCAGATGTAATACTCATTTTCCCTTGAGCGTTGTGTTGTTTTGTGTAGTTCTTCAATTTTTCAACCCACGCTGAAGGCAACAATCGCATTGCTTTTGCAACATGAGATTCAAGCGCAGTACCGCTATCTTTAGGGTTGCCCGTAATTATTTCATTGTGCATGCCTTCATCCGTACTGTGCGGACGAATCTCACGCAACACTTCACGCCTATATTTTGCTAACGAGTTTTGGTCAAAACCTGCTTCGCTTACCGCTGTTTGAGAAGACAATATTTCATTGTTCATAACATCTACAAACTTGTCAAAATCACGAACATCGTATTTATCAATAATGTCTTGAACGGTTTTTTCCCCAAATTCACCAAATTCGCTCACTCCGTTTTGTGAAGCACTTATTTTTGAAGGCAGACCAGAATCAACCCATTCTTCAAATTTAGTTTTTCCGAAGTCGGGATCCCAAGGGGAATTCATTAAACTTTTCATACCGTGATGCATGAGCCATTCATTATTTTTAATCTCTTGCTGAAGACCAGTTATTTTTCTTTTGAACTCCATAGTTGACACAACAGGATCTATTACCTCTGACGAACTTGCGTTTGCCCGTTCCAAAGCCTCATCTTCTATTAACCCACCTAAAGTTTTGACATCTTCCATCAATCGCATGACTTCAGCATTAGGAACAGCAACCTTGTAATCAAAATCGTTAATGCTTGTTGGAACTTCTACAGCCCACAACTGAGCAGGAGTGCCCTTTGCAGGAATCTCAGTTTTTTCCCAGTCTTCAGGCTGAACCAACAAAACTTTATTTGTACCCTGACCTATTTTGCTTTCTGCGTAACTGTTCCAGATGCCATCTTGAAAAACATGCGACTCACCTAAAAGAATATTGAACTTTCTCAGTCGCTCTGACACATCCATCTGCAACTCTTGGATCTTTCGCATGCGCTCAGAACCACCAGTGTTCTGTGATTTCCACTGGTCAACCGTCATCGGGGTCATACCCCTCTGATTCATCCAACGAATATGAGCGGCATACCTACCTGCTTCAGATCGTGAACTGAACTTTGCTTTGTCAAACTCAATTAAGGCTTGCGTGTCTCCATAAACTTCTCCCAAATATCTTTGGCGAAAAGCCCAATCTCGTCGTCGTCCATCTCCGATAACGGAACCTGCGGTTTTACTAACATCAATGGCGGGTTCAGATTCTCTGTCTCCTGAACCGCCTGTGCTGATTTCTCTTTGTCCTTTGACATCCCAAATCGCCTGCTGATTTCTTTCCGCACCCTCACGGGTCGCATCGCTTTTCTTCTGTATGTTGTCAACTACATCTAAAACAACTTCATCGTTTGCGGAATCGTACCATAAACCTAGGTACTGTTCCTTTCCGAAAACATCCCTTTTTTCAATCAAATACTTCTTGAGGATCGCCTGCCCTTTAGCGGGATCAAAAAAGTCGGCACTTGGCACTTCACGATTGTGACCTCTTTGAGCAACCATGTAGCCAGAAGTTGGCTCTTCACCAGTCAACATTTTGACAGATAGCCCGCCATAAGCCTTCACACGGTCAATAATTGAATTTGCTACAGACGCTTTAACATGGTTCTTCCATCTCGCATCTGCGGCTACCTTGCCTGCTTCGCTACGGGACATTGCCTTCTCAAACAAATCCTCTTCAGGATCCGAGAACTCGTCATACTCAATCAACGGTGGAGTACAACGAACCAAATCAATACCAGAACACCAACGCAACCCCGTATTGATAGTCCCCCACGCCTGTACAGCCGTATCAAGCGACGCTTCCATGAAATACCCGACCCACGAACACCGAACAGGAGCATTAACCGCAATCAGAAGATTGACGGCATCAAGCAAATCGTCTTCGCATACAAGCCCAAACTCTTCAGTCCACTCAGCGAAACGCTGAACACCGCTCTGGATATACCCAAACCTAATCATTTGAAACCCAACCCAATCGCTACAAGCAAACCTATAACAGTGTTTGTGTGATCTTGATCCTCAATACTAGAACCTCGTCCAGCAATACGATCAAGACCAGTTGTCATCGTTTCGGTATGCCCAGAGTCGTAGTACCTGCCCGTATATTCCGAATGGAACTCGTCACGAATGTACTCTGAGTCGCTCCGTTTACCTCTACCGCCGTCATAAGTCTTTTTAGGTTTCTCCCACCCGTTTTGAACTCTTTCTTGAATCGGCTGATTGCCACGACCACCATCAGTTCGTCGTCGCATGTAAAACGCTCGTTCAACAAAGTTAGCCCTCGGATCCGCATAGGTTACAGCATGCATAAATTCATGAAGATTTGTTTCAAGAGTTAAATCGGATTGAATTTTTACTTGAGAGTCAATCCAATGACCACCAGAATTTGATTTAGTCAATTTCAAACCTTGCGGATATTTATTTTTAAAAGTTTGAATTGTTGAAGCAGGAAAATATGTGTGAATTTGTTTCACAAATTTATCTTTAAGTTCTTTGGATGCCGTCCCGCTTGAAATTCTGAGTTGATCGGATGTCCCAATTTGAGACTGACCAGAAACACCAAGATCTTTCAAAACCTCAGCGAAAGTGTGACGGTAACGATCAATATAAGTAGGTGCATTGTAACTAGCCCTACTAGCGTCCGCCGCAATTTTTTTAAGTTCAGTTAACCGACTGACATGACTACCGCCAGACGGATTGTGGTTAGCATCAAACCAAGTTTCAAATTCACTAAGCGCAAGTTCGGTAAAATCTTTTTCCGCTTTCTCTACCCGATCTCTTAAAACGGTGTTCGCATCTCGTAAACTCCACGGCACACCATCCAATTCTTTTTCTGCATCGCGCCAACTTTCGTGAAGCGCACGAAGTTCTGGAGGCATTTTTGAAGCATCAATATCATCAGCCCCACGCCACATGACTTTCATTTTTGAAGTTTGAACACCCCTTGTTTCGGAGGTATACATTTGCAGTCCAAGTTCTTTGCCCTTGTCCGCAATGCTTTGAACAACAGACTCTGATTCTTCTCTAACTTTGCGTAACTCTTTTTGTTGAGTCTCATCAAATTCGCCGTTTGGCAACAAGAACCCTTCTTGCTTCATCTTCTCTAATATCGCATCATGTACTAATCCGCCTAATTCATTGACTTCTCGTTCAACCGCCATCAAAGGAGGAGAACAAATAACCAATGTGTTTTGAGGATCATTAGGATCACGGACTGCAACTTTGGACATTTCATTGATAAGCAAATAGTCCTTTACTGATACAGGTCGTCCTCCGTCATACGACCGACCATTTATGTCTCCGCCAGCATCACGCAATCTGCTTTGAAACTCGTTAGTAGCAAAACTTCTTATCGCATCCAACGAACTCTCATACGAACTTCTTGTCGGCTGAACTGGTTGAGCGTTCTGGCTACGCCAAGCATCAGGCGTTAACGGTTCCAGACCACGCTCTCGCATCCACCTAATGTGGGCGGCGTACTTGCCTGCTTCAGAGCGTGACCCGAACTTTGCTTTCTCAATGGCATCTTCTACATCTAGCAAATCAAATAAAACACCAAGGCTGTCCTCATCCAAATAATCCAAATCTTCAATTTTGCTCATGGCAACAAACTCCCTAAATTATCTAACGGCGTAACCAACATCAATTTGTTATGCACCAAAGAATTTGGATCAGCCCTAAACCCAACTTGTTCCCAATAATCCTTACTATAATCCGTTGCTTCCAATTGAGTAAACAAAATGTTTTTTCCCAAAGATTTTTTTATCACTTCACCAAATAATGCCCGCCCCATACCTTTAACGGTTTGAAAACTAACCAAAAATTCAAGCGACAGTGCTGCACCTTTTAATTGCCGTGTCTGCGAACTTTGTTCATTTTCCATATACGACTGTTGAGTAAATTCAATATGCGTTGTAAAAGTCATAGCAAGACCAACTAAATTTCCGTCGCTATCACGACTGATTAACAATTCGTCTTTGCCTCTTTCCAAATTGTATTCAGACGGAGTTTTTGCCATCTCGTCTATCGCTAAATGTGCAAGACGAACTGCTTCGTTACCTCTTAAAGTCGCATTGCTCCAACCAAATTTTTCTGCTCGTTCTATTTTTTTGTCAATAGCCAATAATTCATCCTTCAATTTTTTTACTTCAACTTTATTTAAATCTTCATGCACATAACTTTGAGTCACAACGCCCATAGCCCTGACATTTTCCATTGCTTGCCCAACCAAATTTATTTGAGTTTTCAAATTGTCCGATAGTTTGTTTGGGGAAACAGGTGTTTCTTGTTTCGCATGGTTCTTCCATCGCTGTTCCGCCGCATACCTGCCCGCTTCGCTACGAGACATAGCCTTCTCAATGGCATCCTTCACATTCACATACAAAGCCCGCAACTGAGCCGTCGCCTTAGCCCTAGACGAATGCGTACCAACAACTCTCCCGCCGTCCTCACGAACAACAACAAACTTGTCAGCCCTCTGCTCAATCTTGTACGGCATCACAAACCATCCTCAGGAAAAATCAGCAAAGCCGTACAACGACAATTCGGATGCAACGGAGGCATCAACCGACCACTAGGAAACTCATCATTCACACCAACAGTCGTGCCATCTAACTCAAGACACAGATCGCATACATTGATCCCCTGCCAACCATCAGGACCAACAACCCATTCCTTAAACATCAAGTTCGGCGGATAACCAGACTGTTGCATAAACTGTTGCCACCCCAAATAGCGTCCAGCGTTATTTGCCCCGATGACTTCGGTTCTGGCGATCGTGTTAGCCCGTGAAGCGATCAACTTGTCACGGTACGCCCCCGCAAGACTGGTCGCCTGCGTAGTAGCCATACCTAACGCCACACCCGAATTGACAAGCCCGCTAAGAGTTTTGGCGTACATGTTTTCAACGGCGGTCGCCCAACGAGAATGCAAACCAACAATGTTTCGCAATTCTCTTGCAATGGCATCTACGGTCATTTGGTCACGGTAACCACGAGAGATCAGATCTCTGATTTGGGTACGAACTTCGTCACTGACTTGAACAACAAACTCGCCAGCCCGCTGAGTCGCCCACGCGAGAGCGCGAGGGTCAGTGGTATTGAAACTGACTCCGATACTTAACTGTGGCGGGATGGAAGCGATCGCATCCACAGCAGACAATTCAAGTTCGTTCATCAACGGACCGATAATCGCTGGCGTTAACTCTTGAAGTTGATCCAGAATGTCAACCGAACTCAGCCGACCTAAAGCGGTTGCCCCGTCAGACGAACCACCAATAACGCCCAACAAACTCCTAGACAAACTTGACGAAATCTGAGAGACGGCATCAGCCATCCCGATCTCGTTCGGCGTTAACGATGAGGCTTTATTGAATGATGTAGTCTTCAACCGAACCACTACCAGACGCTTGAGCAGGTTGCGCTTGAGCAGGTTGCGCTTCAGCGGGCGGAGCGGACTGCGGTGCTACAGGTTCTTGAGGCATCGCATTCGGTTGCATCTGGGCACCTTGTTGCAAAGCACCCTCTTCTTCAACCTTCGGTGGCAAACCAGCAAGATCACGAACAAACTCATCCAGACCAGAATCAACTTGCAACGCTCCAGCACCAGCCATTTTGGTGATGAAATCACCAAGAACAGTTAGATCGGTGGACTGCAACTCTTCCACTCGCATCACGGGTGCGCGCTGAGGATCCATACCGTTCAACTTCAACAATCTCGGAACAGCATCCTTATTGAACACATCAGAAATCTGGGCGGTCATCTGGGCGATCGCAGTCAAGAATAAGTCAATCTTTGACGAACCTAAAGCGAACGAACCGACTTTTTCGTGACCCAACAAAATGAAGTCAGCCAAAATTGTCATTGTGATTCGCTGGTCATAACGGGCAACAATGGCATCAGTGTTGAACTGGCGGTTGCCACCGCTGGACAGAAGAGTCAGTTTGTACATCTCTCGTCCACCCTCGTCAAAAGCGAGCGGGAAAAGAATGCCCTCGTTTTGGTTTCGTTTGATTCCACGCACCATGTTTTGGATCGCATTACGGGCAGACACTTCATCTGATGTCGCTGTAGACGAAAGCATGGACGGCGGGACATAAGCAACTGGCAGACCAGCCAGATCTCGTTCAATGCCGATCGCTTCAATTTCTTCAATGGTGCGTTTAAACCGCCAAGGACGGTACGCATTGCGTAAAAGGCTGCGTCCTTCAGGATTGTTTCTAGCGGAGGTTGTACGGAAGTGCAGAGCCTTCTCAATGGGAATTGAAACCAGACCCTTACCAGCAGAAGGATCTAATTGTTGCATTGCTCTCACATCGCCAGATTCGTCAATGTCCCACTGGAACAATGTTTCTTGCGCTCGGTTAGAAATCTTTCTCCACCCAATTTTCTGGTCATTGAATTTGGATCGCTTGGACTTGTCTTTGGTGTCCATCCCGCCACGCTTCTTGTAGACGATCTCGGAGTACGACCAGCCGTAAGTCAAGAACGACAGGATCTCGGCGACCGTTCCATCCCAAGAGTTTTCCATGTCATACATGCATTGCTCAACAAATTCGGCGACCTTTTCATCTTTCTTGGATGCTTTGGTCTTACCTTCTTCAACAAACGGATCTACTTTCCATTTCAGATTCAGGATCAGCCGTTCAACAGCAAACAGCATCGCACCGACCACGGGATCGTTGTCAGCCATTTCACGCCATGTACGAATACCACGAATGCCTTGAAGATTCGCTAAAAATTCGTCTGTTACAGAACCGCCAGAATGTTGAAATCCTGATGTTCCTAATTCACGCATGTCAGCCACATGGCGAGGATAGCAAAATGGGGTGAGCCGAAGCATCACCCCACTTGACTTTTACTTCAGTTTGCTTTAGTCGCCAGAGTCAACCACATACGAATAACTGCACTTGGAGCATTGCGATTCGTAGTAGCAATTGCCTTTCCTCCGATGATCCATTTCATGGTCGCATCCAAAAGTAACAGCGGTGGCACCATAAAAGTGGTGGACGGGCAAGATCAATTTAAAGTTGGCTCCAAAGTGAACATCCGACATTCCTCCGTGATCCGCTGGAATAACCAGACCTTCCAACTCAGTCAAACGCTGAAACGCTGGAACGATAATGTCATCAACCTTCCCAGTGGAAAACGAAACACGCACACCGTACTCCGCGGCTTTCCGAAGCATTCGCATCAACTCGCTGGAGTCGTGGTCTTTTTCAAACAGTTCAACTTTGACTATTGGTGGGAGATCACCTTCAAATGCTTCTTTGACTCGCTTTTCCCAGTTTTCATATATTTTTGTCATCGGTATGGATCCCTTCCTAGTTTGCGTTCTGCTTCTTCCCAATCAAGTAACGCCCAAGCCCACGCTTCGCATTCTGAGCATGGGCAACTCCCGTAGTGGCGTTGTAAAGTCCCGTCCGAAAGTGTTTCGGTTGGTTGAACTGGTTTTTGGCTCATTAAACATCCTCCTCGTATCCGTCAAACCAAACTCCAGCCTTTCTAGTGTTTGGGTCTTTGCAGTGTGCTTGAGCCTCTTCAAGCGTAAGTCCACGCTTAATTATTTTGTCTTTCTTGTCCAATTTCCACATGCGGACAATTTTGTATTTCTTGGTCATTTGGCTCCTCTCTTTGTATAAGAAGTCTTCCACAAAACTAAACCCCTGTCAAGTCATTAGTCAAAGTATTTATTGTCGGGATCCAACTTTCGCATCCCCATCGCCAGCAACCCCGACGACAAGCCGATGAACATAATCGTGACAAAAGCCAGTCCGCTCGGTTCAGCGAACGCCACAAAAATCATTGCCATCCAATTAAACAACAAAGCCAAACACAGCCAGCGTAAATTCATTTTCCCACTACCTTTCTTCCTGTTTCCGTGATCGCTCTCACGATCTGTTGATTACCTGTAGACGCTGGGCGGGTGAACAATGTTCGCTGGATCAGCCCTTCCCTCTCCAGATCCGAACACCGCTTCCAGTACCCGCACCCGTGGTTGTTAGCCAAACCTGACAAAACGCCCGCTTCCTCGTCGGTTAGCCCGTCAGGATGATTCGCATACGCTTCCAGAAGTTTCGCTTTCTGCGATCCCGACCGTGGTGCTACATCTTTGGCACCTGCACGAGATGTGTGTGGATCTTGTCGGCGAGCCAGTTTTGTTGGATCCGTGTTTTGCATCACTTCACCTCAACTGTCTCAACGATGATTACTTCGCTGTAAGGACTCCATGATCCGATGCCACCGCTTGCTTTCAGTGCTTCTTTTTGTGCTGAGTCAAGTGATGAGCGGAAACCTACGATGTGCCAGTCTCCGAGGTAAGGGTTGAAGCCAAGAACTGCGTGGCTGAAGTGCCCTTTTGTTTTGCGCTTCCAGACGAACCCGTCAGGTGCGGTTGCAGTGAATGCTGTGTGTGTCATGTTGTCTCCCTCCGACAAAAGAAGTCTTCCAGAAAACTAAACCCGTGTCAAGTCTTTCTTTGAAATCGGTCAGCGATTTCTTGCATGTCAGACGGTCGCCACACATGGACTTCGCATCCGCTCTCCGCCAACACTTCCAGCCAAATTTTCTGCTCAGGACTCAACCTGCCTTTTTCGGCTTTCAATTCGGCAAACACAGTGCCGCGATTTCTGTGGCTGAGAACCAGATCGGGAAAACCCTTGTGCCCCTGAATCGGCGTAGACCACTTGCCAGACTGGTTCAAGGCAGGACGGGTATGCATGACTAACCACCCCGTCAATTTCGCTAAAGCGACAACTTCCTTTTGAAACTCGGCTTCCAGCACTTTCGCATACTAGCCAACGAACCCGTCTGCCTCTTCCGATATGTACTTGCCACGACAGTCGGCGTAAAAGTTGCACCAAACCTTGGAACACAAATACGACTCCTCATTCTTCGCCCACTCGTCTTCAGCCCCAAAACGGATGGCAAACCTAGCCACATCGCCCAACTGCTTCAGAAACCATTCTGAATGCTCCTGACGGCGTTCTACGGTCACGATCTGGCTACTGGCGTTCTTGTCCGACCGAACCATCACACCGAAGTTAAAATTCATCGGTAATTCAATCTGCTTCTGGAGACTCATCGCCGTCGCATAGGTGGAAGCCTGAATGGATCCCTTTTGATACTGCTTCTGCGAATACCTTTTGCCAGCGGTCTTCCAATCCCACAGTGTGTTCTCGGTCGGGGACATGTAGTCAATTGTCCCAGTCAACCCGACCTCAATACCATCAATTTCCATGACAACAACTGAGAAATTCTTTTCACAAGTCCCACCCAATTCCACATGGGGGAGAATTCCGTCCACCCACGCGCGAGCGCACCTGCGGGCGTGTCCGGGCAATTGTTCGGCTTCGTACTTGTTAAAAACCACATCGTCAGTGGTCAACATGTCCAACACGGCTTCGTTACACGCATCCTCAATGTCTGTCGCATCCACTCGTCCCTCAAGAACACCCTGAATAGCGGTGTGGACGCTGGTACCGATCAAAGCCGCGTCAGAGGTTTGTCTCGGCTGGTCTTTTGTTACAGCCTTCAATCGTGCCCGCTCTGGGCAATCCAAAAATTCTTTCAACCAAGATTGGCGAAACCACAAACGACCATCAACATCTTTAAACATGACACCCTCCTAATTTTGTTAGAAGGCTACAGCAGTTGCCGACGATTGCGCTTCACTTTTGGAAGTCGCACATCGGTGGCTCGGAAGTTCCGATACTTGCCAGTGGTGGGATCAAAACAAGCGACCGATCCGTCTGGAATCCAGATAAATCGGAACACAAGTTTTTCGCTGACCTTGTTGACAGCGACGAGATCGCCAGCGTTTACTTCTTTGCCTTTAATAACCATTGCAAGCAACTTGCAATCTGCTACTGGGTCTACATACTTTGGTTTCACATACCCTCCTTC